AAAAAAGGAGTTCAATTAGGAGATAAAAATCAAAAATATTATAAGGCTTTACAATTAGCTAAAACATTAAAAACTACAACTAATTTAAATGAAGATTTAGATACTCTTAAAAGGTATAAAGTTCAATTAGATAAATTATATGGTCCTCAATTAAGATTTATTGTAAACAACTTTCCTAATAACCCAGAAAGAAGTCGTATTGATGTAATGGGTTCACAGCAGGAATTAATGAATTTTGGATCAGAAATGCATGGTACTGAAATGGGTGATTATGAATTTTTTCATGTTGATGATGATGATAGAGGAGAAATGGTAAGCTTGGTACGTTCCGATAGTATAATGCGTGGAGGAAGTGGTGGAATCTATACAGAAAAAAAAGAAAAAACAGATCGTTGCCTTAGAATAGCAAGACAAAAAATGCCTAAAACATCTGCGTACCGTTCTGGACTAATTGTAAAGTGTAGAAAAGGAATGATATGGAAGAAAAGAAAATAAAAAAATATACTTCCGAATTTGATCAAGATATAAGAGCTTTTATGAGGGAACTTATAAAAGAATCTTTACGTAATTGGTTTAAAAAAGAAAAATGGGTTAGAATAGATACCCAAGGTAATATTACTGGTCCATGTGGTACAATGAAAAAAGGTAAAGCTACCACTCGTTGTTTACCACAAGCTAAAGCTAAAAGTTTAACTAAGGCACAAAGGGCAGCTACTGCTAGAAAAAAAACAAGGGGTTCTAGAAAAGGTAAGCAGTTTGTAAAAAATACTAAAAAGGCAACCGTAAGATTAAAAAAATGAGATTAATACTACTTATTATATTAGCTTTACTATCTATAAGTTGTGGAACTTACCATGCTTCTTCATACTACAATGAAATAGAAAATATATTAGCAATAACTAAATCAGGTGATACCATACAAGTTCCAATTAAACAATTTGATAGGTACAAATATGATAACTATGTTAGATTTCAATGGAATGATAATTGGTATTGGAATAATTACTATCTTAATCAATATTATTGGAGTAATACATATTATCCCAGATATAATCGTTTCCGCCCTATATACTATGGTGGTAATAATAATTCTACCCCTAGATATAATCCCCCTACAAAATATCCAACACAAACCCCAAGGGTAAGAGTAAATGTCCCCAGGGGATCAAATGCTGGTCCTAGACCTAACACACCTAGTAGAGTAAGAACTACACCTAATGTAGTTAGTCCTGCACCTAGGTCAACTCCCGGTAAAGGCTGTGCTAAATGTTAAATAAAATTATATATTTATATTAAAATAAAAAATAATGAGTAAATTTGATCTAAAAACTTTTATAAACGAAAACAAATTAGGAGCTTATTCTAAATTAGATGAAAAACTTGATCCGGTAGGAAAAGAAGATTCCGATATTGACAATGATGGCGATGTAGATAAAACAGATGATTATTTAGCTAAAAAAAGAAAAGCTATATCTAAAGCAATTGCAGATAAAGAAAAAACTGATACTGAAAAGGATGCTAGAAAGGCTAAAGGTATGATGGAAGCTGATTTAACATCATCCCTTCCTGGAATAATGGCTGAATTTCTTTTATTACTGGCTGCGGGCAAAACAGCATTAGAAGCTACTAAAGCATTAGCGGATGAAAATGGGGATATTTCAATAAATCAAATCCTCCAAAAGTTTAGAGATAAGGGAGGGAATGTAAATGATATTGATAAGGAAAAATTAAGAGAAGGAGATCTAGATGTAGGTCATCAAGATGATGAACCGGGAATGTTAAAAAATAAATTATTTAGAGCAGCTAAAATGGCCGCCATGCTATATAAAAAAGTTGATAAATATGATAGAATGGGTGGTGAAGTTGATTTTCCAAGTTGGTGGCAAAATAAAATTAATAAATCTCAAGATATGTTACAATCAGCTTATGATTATCTTGATGGTGAAGAAAATGTTGCTAAAATAGATTCTATGTCTGAAAAAAAAGTTGAAGTTGATGATGAAACGGAATTTAAATTAAACCTACGTCACCTATTAGATAAACATGCTCAATAAAAAAGAATTCATACAACTTTTAGAGCAGGAGGTAGAGGATTTTATCCAAACTCAAGCCGAAAAGATTGTCTCATTTGAAGATGATCCGAAGGAATTTATTCTACAAAAATATCCTTCATTAAAAGGTACTTTACAAGACTTAATGACTACCAGTTTTGATGAATATATTACTGGTATATTTGTAATGGCTCCTAAACCCACTACATTTAAGATATTACTTCATAATGGACAACATTTCTTTTTAATATATGCTAAAGATTCATATATAGCTAAAATACAAGGTAAAAAATATTACTTATTAAATTTAGGAGAAGAAGAATATGCTATTAAAGCTATAGCTGATTTATTAACTATGGGTATGCCTCCTGGAGCTAAAGGTCCAGATGATGAGGAAGAAAATGACACCACTGCGGGTTCAGATGATACTCCAGATACCGAACCAGCTGATGATGCAGGAGGAGATGAGGAAGATTTATCTGAAAATAAAGAAAAAGATACAGAAACAGACGATTATGGTCGTCCTTTTGTAGATCCTAAAGGTTCAAGAACGTTTTTAGAACCAGATGAAATGCTACCTCATAATAGATTTAAAAAAATGATGGGGGAAAAAAGAATTAAAATTATTAGAGAAAATAAGGTTACAAAAAAAAACCCTATTAAGTTTAGAATTGTAAAAGAAGGAAAAGCGGAAGATAGGGATGAAGCAAAAAGTATTCTTAAAAAAGAATTATCCTTATCCGATTCCGATTTTAAAGATAGTGGTTTAAATTTTTATGTTTTAGTTCCAAATAAAGAAAGACAGAATACTATTGATAAAATTGAAAGTATAAATACTGGAACTGATAAAAAGTTTGAATACAACTCAACTCCAACTAGTTTTTCTTCAATAGGTTACTTTATGTACGGTTTATCTAAATTTGGTGTTAAACCTTCAGAAAAACAAGGAGGAAAATCTGCTGGTTTAGATAATGAGGATGTTTTTATATCCGAAATTAATAAATTATTAGAAGATGGTCCTAAAAATGTTAAAATTACATCTAAAGATAATACTATAAATTTTAATAATGTTACTAAAGTAATAGGTACTGGGTTGGCTACAGGAGAATATTCAAAATCCGATGCTAATTTTTATAATGGAGAAAATGATTTAGGTGGAGTATCCCTAAAAAAAGACAATGCCATATTTTGGGAATCAGCTGATGTTAGATTTTCGGAAGAAGTAAAAAACCTAGTTGATGCTATTACTAGTGGTAAATTAGGAGATGAAATTTCTTTTGTACCATTAAAAGATAAAAGAGGAAATCCCGATCCTGTTATTATAAGAATGTATAATAAAAAAGAAAATAAACCTATAGCAGGAATAATAGTAGATGATCTCCCAGAACAAGATATTAAACAAGTTATTTTTGGTAATGATGAAGTCCCTGTAGTTAAAAGAACGTTTAAACCAAGTGATTTTAAGGTTGAAGGTAATACTATTGTAATTAGTGCTTCTAAAATATATGAAGATTTAGATGATGTAGAAAAAGACCAAGCACTTCCTGTATTGAATATTAGACATGATAAAACTAGAAGATCAAATAGAGGTTTAAGAGCTTTATTACAAACTCAAAGTTCTGTTTTAAGGGATGGAAATTTAAAAGGTAATAATATTAGATTAGCCTATGATAGGTTTAATTAAAAATGTATATTTATAATAAATAAAATAAAATGGAAAACTTTAACTTTAAAAAATATCTAGCAGAAGGTCGCCTATTAAAAGAACAAGAACAAGATATAGATGATATATTTGGTGATCAGGTAGTAAGATGGTCTGAAGGTAATTATTATTATGATTTTGATGATTTGGAAGATGGTCCAGAACCGGG